TCAGCTATGTCAGTCGGCTACGGTCTCACAGGCAGTTCAGAAAACGGTCCGGTTTCAGCAGGTGGAGCAAATGGACTTCCCGTTGTTCAGGCTAATGTTGATAAAGGCGTGTATAAAGCCCACGTTTTTGCAACAGCGTTAAGAATAATGTTTATCGATATGCAGAAATCAAACTACATTGGCAGAAGCCTTGATCAGCTTCTTTCAGATGGCGTTAGACTTGCATATGATAAGCATATGGATGCGAACGTTTATGTTGGTCTTTCAGACTATGACACAACAGGTCTTGTTAATAATCCCGATGCGGTTGAAACAACGGTTGCTAACAACAGCGCAGGAACATCTTCAAAATGGGCAGACAAGACACCTGATGAAATCTTAAAAGACATCAACAACGCAATCACACAGGTTTGGACATCAGCCGAGTATGACACAGAAGCAATGCCTAACCATATCCTTTTACCCTACGAGCAGTATGTGTACATTATGAATACACCTGTTACAGCTCTTGCAACAGAAACAATTCTTGATTTTGTGCTTAGAAACAATGTGGCTGCTAAAAATGGCGGTAATCTTTACATCGGAGGAACTAAGTGGTGCAAGGGCGCAGGAACAGGGCAGAAAGACAGAATGGTTGTTTATGTAAATCACGAAAGATATGTGAATGTTGATGAGCTTGTACCACTCACAAGAGCCATGACACAGCCCAACGCAACTAATTTCTGTTATGATACAGCTTACGCTGCCAACATTTCCGAGGTACAGGTGCTTTACCCTCAGACAATCGGATATTTTGACGGTATTTAAGGAGTGGGAATATGATAATACTTTGTAAAAGAAATGTTGTAATTCCCTCACCTGATGGCGTAACAGGCAAGTACATTCCAAAGGACTATATCGGCACGATTGACAAATGGGTTACTGAAACTAAGTACTTTAAAGAGCTTGTTTCAGACGGCAAGATTGTTATTACCGAAACCACAAAGGATAAAGTAATTGATAAGGCTGTTGAAGCACCCGTTATTGATAACACAAGAAAAACAAGAAAAAAGGCATAAAGGAGGTTGCGGGAATGTGTAACGAAAAACCACAATTTTACGGCGTTCGTGCCATGGCTGCAAACATTGGCACAGCCGAGGGAAATTATACGGCAGAGCAGTTTCAGCAGAACTTCCCGCAGTTTTTCAATGTTTGTGGGAAATGCTTAGTACCCGAAACTGTTTTAAAAATGTTTATCAATAGAGCAAATAAGGCGATAACGCCTGATAAATGGCAGGATGCGTGGGAATATGGCGCAGGCTTGTATATAGCGCATTACAGTGCTATGTACCTTAGTACTTATGCACCTATCTCTGAAACGCCGTCACAAGCCTCGGCAACTGGTAGTCTTGTAGGTGTTATAAAATCAGCAACTTTAGGTGACAGCTCCGTTACTTATGACACCGATGCTTTAACAAAAGCAACAGCCGATTGGGGCAGTTTAAATGCGACAAAATACGGTCAGATGTTAGCAACAGAGGCACGTTTAATAGGAATGGGGGGAACATACGTTATATGAATTATGCGGATTGGTATACCGATAGAATGGAAATATGGCGAAACACTCCCTCAAAGGACGAGGACTTAACTGCATACAAACGTGTTAAGATTGCGGACAATGTGCCGTGTCGCATTTATCAGACTGATAATCAGCCGATTTCAATGGAACAGACATCATCCAACATAAAGCAAAACGATAAGCTGACGTGTGGAATTGATGTTGACGTTAAGGCAGGAGATCAGTTAATAATAAAGCGTGGTGGTGGCTTGGGGCGTTCTCCAGCCACCATTCGTGCATTTGCAGCAGACCCGAACTATTATTTTGAGCCGTTCGGGGCTGTTATGCCCGGTCTATCGCATATCGAAATTAGGTTATTGCAGGAAGAAAGGGTGTAGGCTTATGGCAGATTACACACTTAAGACGCGTGCAGAGGCGTTAAAAAAGCACATTGAAGCTTTAGACAAGGAACTGTCCAATATTGCTAAAGGCGCAACTATGCGAGCTGTGGAGAAGGCAACAGACCTAACACCGCCGACGATGAACGACCTGTCGGGCACGAACACCAGAACAGGTTCATTGAAACAGCATTGGGCAACTGACAGCAAGATAAAACCGGTAAAAAAGGGCAACGACTTTGAAACACAGCTTGCCAATAATATGGAGTATGCCTCATACGTTAATGACGGTCATCGAATGGATAGACACTTTGTGCCCGGTCTTGTGCTAAACGAATATAGCGGAATGCTTGAATATAACCCAGACGGCAAAGGCGGTATTGTTGTCGGCACAAAAACTTCTTATATTGATGGTCTGTTTATGACAGATAAAGCGATGGAGGAATATAAACGAGTTGTAAAAACGGAAACGGATAAACTTATTAGGAAGGTGAGCAAATGAATTTTACAGTTAATACAATAGCGAAGTCATTAGCAAACCACCTAAAGCCGTTATTGCCGAATGTAACTTTTTTGCAGAACCCGACACAGCAGAACGCCGATGAAAACGGTGTTAATATGCCGTGTATGTTCTTACAACAGCGTTATTCAAACATCGAATTGCAGACAGGCGGTTGCTATTATCGTAAGATTGGTCTTGATTTGACTTATCTTGAAAACTATAACCTTGTTAATTTGCAGGAGTTATATCAACAGACTGCGGAAGTCCTTGATTTAAATATGGAATACTTTCCATATTCAGACGGTGAAAGCACTGAAAAAACATTGATAAGAACACATGATAGAGAATGGCGCATTGATTTAGATACACTACACTATAAATTTGAAATACAAGAGAGGGTAATAATACCCACAAAAGAAGTAAAAATGCAAACCATCCAAAATTTAAATGAGGAGGTTCGGTAAATGAAGGAAAAAAAGAAATATTCAAGAGAGGCGTTATTAAACAGCAAACGCTTTGCTCATGTTCAGAAAGACTTTTTAAAAGCTATTCTGACGAATGAATATTACACAATAGAAGAAGCCGAGGAGGCAATCAAAAAAGCGTTAGGAGGTGTTGAATAATGGCTGGTGGAAACTGGACAACACAAAATAAAATAAGACCGGGCGTTTATATTAACTTTGATAGCAAAACACAGCTTGAACTCTCGGTTGGTCAGCGTGGAACTGTTGCTATTTGCGAACCGATGAGCTGGGGGCCAGTTGGAAAGATCATGAAGATTGAGTCGGGTGTTAATACAACGCCTTACTGCGGTTATCCCATTTATGCGCCACAGGCATTATTCTTAAACGAAATTTTTAAGGGCAGTAACAGAACAAACGGTCCGACACAGGTGCTCTTATATAGACCCGCTGCCGATAGCTCAAAAGAGGCAACAGCAACAGCGGATACACTTACAATTACTGCATTATATCCCGGCGTTCGTGGAAATGACATTTCAATTATTATAGTTGAAGATGTCGATAACACAGGCGTATTTACTGTTAAAACAGTTGTAGACGGAGCGGCTGTTGATACACAGACAGGCAAGCTTGTTGCAGACCTTAAAGCAAATGACTGGGTTAAATTCAGCGGCACAGGCGCACTTAAAGCAACAGCAGGAACACCGCTTAAGGGTGGTGCAGACGGTACAGTGCAGAACGCAGCATACACAACATTTTTAACAGCACTTGAGGCATATAACTTTGATGTGCTTATTTATGACGGCACAGACAATACAACAATGTTGGCAATGCAGAATTTTGTTGATAGGCTTGTTACAAAAGAGGGTATGTACTGCCAGCTTGTGGCTTCAAACATGACAAACCCCGATGATAGATTTTGCATTAATGTCAATGTCGGTTCGATCGTGCTTGATAACGGCACTACCATTACTCCACAGCAGGCTTGCTGGTGGATTGGTGGAGCAGAGGCAGGGGCACAGTATAACCAATCTTTAACCTATGCACAGTATCCGCACGCCGTTGATGTTACACCACGAATGACAGGCGAGGAAATAGAAGCTTCAATCCTTGCAGGACAGCTTACACTTGTACCATATGACGGTGCTGTAAAAGTGGAAACCGATATTAACTCACTTGTGACATATACCGAAAACATTTCAAAGGTATATCGCAAGAATAGAATAATCCGACTTTGCAATACAATAGCAAATGATATTTACCAGCAGTTTTCAAAATCATTTATTGGCGTTGTAAATAACAACGAAGTCGGTAGAGCATTATTCAAAAGCGTTATTGTTGGGTATTTAATCACAGTACAGAACAATCAGGGCATACAGAACTTTGATGCGGAAAAAGACGTTGAAGTCCTTCCCGGTAATGATATTGATAGTGTTGTTATAAATCTTGCTATACAGGCAGTAGATGCCACTGAAAAGATTTATATGACAATTACAGTTTCTTAAACAAAAATAGCTTTACATTTAGCACTTAACCTTATACAATTAAATAAAAGGGGGTGCTTTTATGGGAGCAAAGAATATGGTTATTGCTGGTGATTATCAGGGAAAAGGAATTTCTGTTGTTGGAGGAATGCCAAATATTTTAGTTAGCTTTAAAGCCTCAGATTATATAATGCTTGATAAATATGGAATAGATTCATATGAGGTATTAACAGAAGAAACGAGAAAAAGTGCTTCAAGCGGCATTATAAGAGGTGCGGTTGGTGCAACATTACTTGGACCGGTAGGGCTTTTGGCTGGGCTGTCAGCAAAGAACAAAGGCATATATACTATTGCAATTAAGTTTAAAGATGGGAAAAATAGTTTGATTGAAATAGACGAAAAGGTTTATAAAGCTTTTTTAAAGGCGAATTTCTAAAAGTAAAAAGCATCTGTCAAGTGTGGATCTGAGGTAACTGTACCGTCCCAAAAAGATAGGTGCTTTTATTATGCAAAAAAGGAGGTAAAAAGATGTCTTATTTACTTGCTAAAGATACAATAAACGGCGCAGAAGGCAAAATCTTTATTACTGTTGACGGACAGAATATAGAAGTTGCTTGTATGAAAAACATACAGACAAACGCTGAAATTCAGGGAAATGATATGCGTGTTATCGGCACACGAAAAATTCAGAATAAAGCAAACGGCGCAAAGCTGACGGGCACAGGCAATATTTATTATGGCTCAAACCTGTTTACTGATATGGTGCTTAAATACATCAACACAGGCGTTATGACCCAGTTTGACATACAGATAACTAACAACGACCCAACAACAACAGTCGGCAGTCAGGTAATGGCTTATTACGGATGTCAGCTCACAGGCACTATTCCGCTTTCAATCTTAAATGATGAAGAAGCTATGCTTAACTATGACTTTAACTTTACTTATACAGATGTAGCAAGAACACAGTCGTTCAACAGCCCTGTTGAGCTTGGTAATTAATAGGAGGGAATAAACAATGAGTGAAGATTTATATGCTTTTTTACATCCGATAAAGCCCGAAGAAATCACAGAAGAAATTGTAGTTTCTGAAAGATTTAAGGATAAAGACGGTAATGTAATTCCTTTTAAAATCCGTGCATTAACAAAGGGCAAGGTTGAGCAGTTAGCACGCAAGTGCAGAGCAAAACACGCCGGCAAAGACTTTGATATTGATGTTGAGCTTGGAAACGCAATGATTGTTGAAGCCACTGTTAGACCTGATTTCAAAAACGCAGAGCTTTGCAATGCTTACGGTACACTTGACCCAGTGGAAGTGGTTTCAAGGATGTTGCTTTTTGGCGAGGCTAATAAATTAGCTGATGCAATCGCTAAGTTATCAGGCGTGGATAAAGGAATTGACGTAAAAAACTAATTGACGAGTCCGACCCGGATTTTTTAGGAGCATACTACTGCTTTGTAAATTTTGGCTGGACTCCATCTTTTTATACTGATTTACCGTACAATGAAAGACTAATCATCTTAAATTTTATTCTACGAGATTTAGAAACACGACAAAAAGAGAGAGAGGAGGTGGAGAAGATTGGCAACAATATCTGAAACTTTGAGATTAAATGATGCGTTCTCAAGTGTATACAAGCAGTATCTCGGCTACACCGAAAGAGCGGAAACATCAACTTCACGCTTGATGTCAACAGTTAAAAACCTTGCAGGAGCGTATTTAGGCTTTCAAGGTGCAAAGAAAATGATTGAGCTGTCGGACACGGTCTCAAGTGTAACAGCACGTTTGAATAATATGAACGATGGCTTACAGACCACAGCAGAGTTAAACAATATGATTTTTGCCTCAGCACAGCGTTCACGAGGTTCATATCTTGAGACAGCCAATCTTGTTACACAGCTCGGCTCAATGGCGAAGGATGCGTTTTCATCGTCACAGGAAATAGTGGCGTTTGCCGAATTATTAAATAAACAGCTTGTTATTTCGGGTGCAAGCGGTTCAAGCGCGAGTGCTGCCATATTCCAGCTTCAACAGGCGTTAGCTTCGGGCGTTTTACGAGGCGAGGAATTAAACTCGGTGCTTGAACAAGCTCCCGTTATAGCTCAAACAATCGCGGATTATTTAGGCGTGTCAATCGGTGAACTGCGAGAGCTGGGAAGTCAGGGCGCAATAACAGCAGATGTTGTAAAAAATGCTATGTTCTCGGCAGCGGACGAGACAAACGCAAAGTTCGCAGAAATGCCAATGACGTGGTCACAGGTATTTACTATATTCGGCAATTATGCAATTCAAGCGTTGCAGCCGCTTTTAACGGCGTTGTCGTGGCTTGCTAATAATATTGAAATAATCGGCCCGCTTGTTTTGGGGGCAGCAGGAGCATTTGCAGTATTCCAAATAGCGGCGAACTGGACAAAAATAGCAAAGATTGCAACAACGGCTTATTTTAGCTAACTGGTATAAAAATAGCTCTTGTCGCAAAAAGCGTCCATGAACCTCCATTTTTGAATGAGGTAATATGGATTTTGTCGCCCTTGGAACATTTCCCCATAAAGGTAGATGTTAGCTTGTAATAGTTTCCGTTGTTTCCCATATTTACACTGTTTAATGCACAAGAAATTTCTTGCTTATAGTTTTCGCTGTTAAGATTCGAGGAAACCGTAACAACAAAAGCATATGTAACACCAGATTTCAAGAAATTATTAGTATCCCAATTTACTGTTCCTTGCGCAATTGAATCAACGATTATTGGTTTTCTGTTTTCTAAAACAGTGTTGGTTTTTGCAAGATTCGTATTCGTGGTCGTTATTTTGGAATTTGCTTTTGTTAAATTGCTACTTAATCCAGAAAGCCCATCCGTCACACTCAACAAACTCTTCACTTCTGTAACATTGATTCCATCATAATGCACTTCAAAAGCCGGGCATTCATCCACAAGATCTCCATCCTGCAAATTTCCCGAAGTATATGCCGGTACTGCCGGATTACTTGCAACCGGTGTTCCCTGGATCACCTTCCAACTACAGTTTTCAACCTCTGTCTCTGCATTTCTGGTATACCGATTTACAATAAGATCAATCCTTTTCATTCCCTGACTTCCATTTGTCAGTGTAACCTCATCATAAGTACCAATATCCACGCAAGATATACAGCCGTGATGCGCCATCATCCCACTTCGGATTTTCAGCAGATTATTACTGCTAAGTTCCGGCTTCAGATTCTCTCCGCTTGTTATAATATAACTCCCCTGCCCGATAATCCCCTCCAGCATCTGCCGGAACTGCTGCGAAGTCACATGTGGTGATCCGGTTCTTCCAGATACAATTTTCATTCTTCATCTTCTCCTTCCAGTTTATAAGTAATTGATTCCACATCATTCGTAATCTCATAAATGATATTTTCGATTGGTTTTGACATATACATCCCAGTCAGGTAATCCCTGCCACCAACAATATCTCCAATCCCAACCTCGATTCCAAGCTTTGCAACATCCATCTGAAATGTCTTTTTATTCATCAGCTTCTGCAATTGTTCCACGGACGTTTTCTCCAGCTCTGCTGTTTCTGTGCTCGTATTTTCGTATACTGCTGAGATCTCATTCAGTCCTTTGTAATACTGCGTCTTTCCAATGCTTCCATCTTTCTGCACATACAGATGGAATATGTTCCTCTCCTGCATTTCCCCTTTTCCGGTTACGACCAGATGATTTACGCCATTTTGTTTATCATCCATCGTGAAATTCATTCGACTGTCCTGTGACAATTCAATCTGCGCAGAATAATCAGTAATCGGAACTGCTTCAATCAGAATATAACATGGTTCATCCTGTTCTTTGATCAACCGGATCTGCAGGCGGTATCCAACACTTTTCAGCATTTTGGTAAGACCTTCCAGTAATGTGCAGTACCGGTCAAATTGAAAATTCTTTACAGATATACCCGTATCTTCTGATGAAACTCTGAATAATCCATCAAACTCCGGCTCGATCAGTGTTTTCATTACCTGATTCAGTTCTCCGGATACTGTTTTATAATCCGATCCGGCAGGCGGCTCGATCACCTTATACTGCAGTCTTCCCCGCCATGTGATTCCCTTCAGCTCCACATAATCCAGCGTTGTATCTGTCAGCACCTCTCCG